TGATTTGCAGATGCTGTGTAGGTAAATGTTGGAGTACCAACCCAGTTGCTTAGTGTTAGTCCGCTTCCATCTACATCAGTTTGACGAATACCTGTGACACTTGTTGTGAAGCCGGCATCGACTAACGGAGTATTGGCACCGTCAACTAGATAAATGTCGCCGCCTGTGGCATGTATAAAGTAAATTTGCCCTGCTTCGTTGACATCAGCACTGACATTATCAACACCTGCGGCACTGACAGCAGCCACAAAATCAGCGGCAGTCGTGCCAAGAATTGTAACTGTCACAGCGGCTGCCACTGTAGATGTTTCTGGCTGAGTTGCAGCCAAGGTAAATGTAGAGTTGTTTACAAACACTGGCGTAGCGTCGCTACCAGTGATCACTGTGGCTCCAGGAGCCAATCGCTCAAGTATCAACAATCCTGCTGTGGTATTGTTATACGGGTCGATCTGTGCATATGTAGTGCCAGCTGGAATTGTTTGTCCACCTGATGTTGGATCTAGGGCATATAGAGCAGCTGCATCGTCAGCATATACCGGGCAACTTTGTAACACAAATGTGCCTAGGGTGCTGTTGAAACGTTTAATCTGAATCAGCATGCCTTGATTAGGAGTATTGGTTTGCTGGAACACACTGCCTGTTGGTTCTGGCTGTGTGTCTGTAGTGCGCCATCTTGGTGCGGAGTAATTTGGACCTGCAAAGTAAGCAGGAGCTGCATATTCGCCGCCTAAGTATGATGGTGCTGTTCCAATGCCTAAAGATGCCAACGGCGTGCCACTGATATTGTTGATAGCAATAACGCCTGTGCCTTCTGTACTGCCATCATTGGTGGCTGAACTGTCTGCGTACAAGGTCAATTTTCCACCAATGTTGGCAGCATAAACACCCGAAGCATTCAATGCACTGTTGATACTAGTTACTAATTGTAACACTGTATTATTAGGAGCGGCCAACACTGTGATTGTTGTATCATTGATAGCAAAACTGTCGCCCGCAGTTAATCCTCCGGAAGTAGTTCCGGAAGGGCCTGATGGAGTTAGTGCACCTTGAATAGTGGGCCAAGCTGTTTTCCATTCGTCACTGCCGATCAAAACCCAAGTGTTGTACAGGTCGCCAGCACTGGCACCATCCTGCAACCAACCCGGTGCTTGAGCTGTGGTGGGACCGCCACGCTTGTAGTAGATTGGATTGTACACATTGGTTGCTGTAACTGCATAGTCGCCAATGCTGCCATAACTAGGCAAAGGCACTGTGCTTAGAGTTTCTAAAAATACTGTGTCTACAATAACACTAGGTATCTTTCTAGTAAAAGCAGATGTAGCGATATTCCATTCGTTGATGCCCCAAGTGGTGTTGGTAGTATCCAACCAATAAGTTCCGTTGGCAGGAGCACCTACCGGACGATTTAAACTGGCAGTAAGAGCAGCCAAGTCAATGTCTGCTCGCATCACGTAAGCAATATTAGTTACACCCAACGCTGAGTATCCAGCCAACAAGCCGTATTCGTTGAGTTCGTATCCGTTGATTGGTGTACCAGCTGTGGTATTGTAAAAGAAAGGAACGCCAAATGTGCTCAGCAGGTCTCGCTGACTGGTCATCAAATACAGTTTGTTGGCGTTGGCCGCCAGTGTTCCTGGAGCAATTCCAGTGCCTGCGCCAGAGATTTTGTTCTCAGCAGTTGCCAATAAAATAAATGGTACCGAGCTAGCAGCAGCGGGTGTGTAATTGCTTTGGTCAATTACACTAACTTGTACACCTGGGGATAGTAAGGCCATAACTAATTCCTTTTTATTAATTAAAGATATTTATCGGTATTCTCAAAAACTGTGGCGTATCACTGCCCTTACGGTAAGGTTTTGTTCTGAAAATATGGTAAATATCACTATGAGACCCGTGTGCCCAACCTGTAAACAACGATCATGTGCAATAAATTGCTATCGTGATGACCGAGTATATTATCGTAGTCAATGCGATTACTGCATCAGGAAACGTCGTAGAGTGAAACCGGCAAAACCACAATGGGAGTTGGCTGGATACAAGAAAAAACCCACATGTGATCGATGTGGATTTAGAGCTAAGTTTGCAGCTCAATTATTAGTATATCATACAGATGGTAATTTACACAACACCGCTGTTAGAAATTTAAAAACTGTGTGTCAAAATTGTGTGGTAGAAATTGCTAAAACTGATCTGCCTTGGGTTGTTGGAGATCTTGCACCAGACGTTTGACTTGGGCAAACAGCGGATCGAGCCCATCAGCATTATTATCAATCACAGCGTCAAACTCAGTCCCAATCCAGGCCCATTCGCTGGGGTGTACTTCGGGCCAGGCACGGGCCATATGATTGAATGTGCCGCTATTTGTTTCAATGGCTAAATCATACCACTCAGGTTCTGGTCCACGGACTACACGAATAACTGTGCCGCCTGCGTCTTTTACTGCCTTAATTTCGTTAGGAAAACGTACATCTGTAATGACAATATCGTTGTGTGCTTTTGTTAGCTTATATTCTAAACTGGCAATCCATGTATCGTCGTGCCAAGATTTACGGGCCACTTCGGTGCCCCATTTTTGTAACACCAGTCGAGGCGTAAGATTGGGCATGTTGAGCCGATTGGCCCACCACGGATCCACAGTCTCTCGCCAGGCTCTACTCTCTCTAGTACGACCCTCGAGTAGCTCGCGATCCCACCCAAATACAGCAGCCACAGCATCTTTGAGGGTAGCGGCAAAACTGTCTCGTTTAAATCCGTAAATATTCTGCAAGTAGTCAGCAATAGTGTCCTTTCCAGATCCTTGAAAGCCGGCAATACCAATAATCATCTCAATTCCTTTACATTAAGGTGCCGTAATGTGTCCTGTAGCATGTCAATTTGCCTGCGGCAATCTTCAAGTGCATGGTGGCTGGTGGGCGGCTTGGGCAGTGCTGGCCATAGGCTGTAGATGGTTCTGGCGTCACGCACATTGTAAAACTGCCAAGGCAGACTTTTTCCATAGCTCTTGTAGGCGTGCTCTAAGATATTCATGTCATATGTGGGTCCGTTAGCAAATATAAATTTGTGTTGCCAGGCCAGTTTGTATAAACTATCCAACGCTTGATCCAAGTCAATACGGCCTTCTTCCATAAAAGCTTCGGCCTGTGCTTCAGGCTGAGTAGCCCACCAGTCAATGGTGTCCTGTTGTATGGCGCGGTTCTCCTGGCTTTCCAAAGTGATACGAGCATAGTAGCAACGATCGTAGTAGCCCTTACCAAACGGATCAAAACTTTGAGCTGCAATGGTCAAAATAGTGGCGTCAGGACCAGTGCCTAGTCCTTCAATATCGATCATTAGTGATGTGCTCATGCTAACAGTATAGCATGATTTTTGGACAAAGTCTAGAGAGCGTTAGCCGATTACCCAGCTAAGTGGCTGTGAACCATCCACATAATTCTTGAGTTCTTCAACCAATTTATCCATAGAGGTTTGTGCTTCAGCTTTCATGGCTGCACCGTTTAGAGTTCCGCCGCCTTGTGGACCAGCAATAGTACCAAACTTTTCACGTGCTTCACCAATGATCAATTTGCAGTTGGCAGTCATGTAGTCTCGTATCCATTGTACAATTTGAAAATCGCTTAGGAGGTTAAATTCCGGTTTGAGATTGTAACACCAAAGCAGAACCGCTTCACCAGTGCCTTTGGGATCGCGAATCAGCTGAAGTTTCTTTGTGACTGGATTAAATGTATAGTTCATATAAGCACCAAACATGCGTCCAGCCAATTCTACATACTGGCTATAAAAGTCATAGGTAGCAAGACCACCGGCCACATTGAAGTTCATGAGATACACGTTCATACTGGCTTGACTGAAGGGATCAAAGTTACTTGCAAACGGGCCGGTTGAGTCGCCAAAGGTTCTACGGAAAATTTGTCTAACTGTTTGTACTTCTTGTGGCATGTCGTAGATATTAACGTTGGTTACCAACTCCATAAAGATGTAACTTTCTTCGTAGGCATTTTGTGCTCGCTGGCGATATACACCAATGGTGCGTTGATAAGCCGCTTCATAGTGTTCGGCATCCAGCTCAATATCAACAATTTGATCGCCTAGTTGTAGACGTACATAATCGATGAGATTTTGTTTTAGTGTGTCTAAGCTGGATTGATTTTCTAAGGCCATGTAAGGGAGCTCCGTGTTCCCTGTATTTAGTTGTTTACCAAGCCCATAGTATGATCAAATTATCGTTACCGCGACCGTTAAATTTTGTTTCTGTGGCTTTGATTTCTCCAAATGCCTTGCGAGCCGCTGGTTTTCCACCACCCATGACTGCTTTGATTTGGTCAGCTGGTTTGCGGAGTGTTTTTTGTACTGTGGTCAATGCGTCAAACCCGACAATAGCACTGCCTTTTACAGTAAATGTACCAATGTGACTGTCGGCCAAGACATGAATCAATCGGCGTTTAGACGTGTCATACAACCAGGCTTCGCTGGCACCAACCAGTTTAGTAACTGGTTAACTTTTAAGTTTAAGCTCATCGAACTCTCGTAGGAATTTAAATTTACGACTTAATTTTTCTGCACTTACCGCTTTCTTGGCACGTGGTTTGCGTTCTACTTTTTTAAGCTG